TTAATAATTTAAGGAGAAATTAAAAATGCCAAAGAAATTAGCCTCAGGTTATTTGAAAAATATGATGGAAGAAATTCAATCTGATATTCAGATGAATCAATCAATCCTTAGTGGAACTCTCAGACAAACTATTACAGTAGCAGATACAACCAGAAATCTTACTTCTGATGAATCCGGAGCAATTATTTTTATGGGTGGAACTGGTACAACTCGCGTTAACCTACCGGCGCTGTCTGGATCAGAGATGTCATTTACTTTTTATTCGATTACTGCAACTAAAGGTTTTGTAGCATCTTCAGAACTTGCTGCAGCATATGCTGCTAACATTCATGGAGTGGTTCATTCAAATGATAACAGCACCACTCTATCTAGAATAAATATGACCGGTTCTACCGCAATCACGATGGGTTCATCTAATGGGCTGATTGGTGACGTTATTCAGATACGATCAAATCTCAGTCAAAATATCTGGTATATCACAGGACTTACCAATGATGACATTGTTCGAGAACAATGATCAAAGAAAATTATTTAAAATGAATTTAGGAAATCATAATGCGTAACAGAAAAAGAAGATATATTTATAAACAACAACAAGAACGATTAGCCGAAGAACGAATTGCTGAACGAGTAGCTATTGAGAAAGAAAATTCAGTAATGCAAGAAAAGATGAAAAAAGCTCAGATAGAAGCAGAAGCTAAAGCAGAAGCTAAAGCAGAAGCTAAAGCAGAAGCTAAAGCAGAAGCTAAAAAAACCATTATTTCAAAAAAGATATCTCGGAAACGAGTAACTAAAACAAAAAATTAATTTCCTCCAGTTAATTATGTGTAAAAGCATTAGCCTCCTCCGCTTTATAGTGTCGGAGGTTTCTGTTATTAGAAACTACTTAGAAATAACGGAGGAGTAATGCATGGCCTTTCCCAGCTTATCACCATCATCGACCACATCGGCCATCACGCTGCCGGCAACTGGAACCATTACAAGTGTTGCTAATTCTTTGGCCATCGGATTTTATAGTGATACCGCTGCTTTTTTAACAGGAGCCACCGCGCAGGTTGCCTATACTTATAAACGTTTAGGTGGTGATGTATTAGATATTGAATTAAAAGCAGACAACATTTATAATCATTATGAAGAAGCAGTTCTAGAATATTCTTATATTGTTAATCTTCATCAAGCGAAAAATTCTCTTGGGAGTGCATTGGGCGGTGACACCGGCTCTTTTGATCACAAAGGTACTGTCAGTGGAACCGATAGTAAATCTCTAAAATATCCTCGTTTCTTATTTGATTATGCATTCAAAGCAGCAGATAAATTCTCTACTGAAACGGTTGTGGGCGGAGACAAAACAATTTTTTCTGCCTCTTTCGATAGAATTGATGAACAGCAAGACTATGATCTCCAATCAATTGTTTCTTCCAGCGCTTATCAAACAGCATCAGCTCCTTATTATGGGCTTGTAGGAAATAATAGGGTTATAATTCGTCAAGTATATTATGTGACTCCTCGACAAATGTGGAGATTTTATGGTTATTATGGCGGACTTAATGTTGTAGGTGATTTTCATAATTATGGGCAATATGCTGACGATTCTACATTTCAGGTAATTCCCGTTTGGCAAAATAAGTTGCAAGCCATCTCTTATGAAGATCATTTATATACTAGGACATCACATTATAGTTATGAATTAATCAATAATAAGTTACGCATTTATCCCATGCCAGATAACACTTCTCCCACTAAATTTTGGTTTCGTTTTACTATTGAAAACCATGATGCCTATGCAACTGGGTCTTATGACGAAGGAATTAATGGCATTAATAATATGAACACCTTGCCTTTTGAAAATATTCCATTCATTAATATTAATTCAATGGGGCAACAATGGATCCGTCGATTCTCATTGGCATTGTCTAAAGAGACCTTAGGACAAGTCCGAGGAAAGTTCGGTGGAACGATACCTATCCCCGGAGATAGTATAACATTAAATGCAGCAGACTTATTGACACAAGCGGCGTCGGAGCAATCCGTCTTGAGAGAGGAGCTTAATAAACAATTGGATGAAACACTATACAGTAAACTAGCCGAAACTGATAAATCTTTTGTTGACAACACAAATGCAATTGTTGCTTTATCTCCTTTAAAAATTTATGTGGGGTAAATAAATGAATAAATGGACAAGACCAACCCAACCTCCTCCACCAATGTTTCTTGGAGAGAAAGAAAAGAATCTTGTAAAGCAAGTTAACGACGAAATAATTGAACGCGTTGTTGGCCAACAAGTTCTTTATTTTGCCATTGATATCGAACACACCAATTATCATCCACTTTATGGAGAAGCCCTCGCAAAAACTTTTTTACATCCGATCCGTGTTTATGGATTGGTAGAGTATCAAGGAATTGAAACTTCTGATATGGATAATTTTGCATTAGATAAATCTACTAAAATTAAAATTAATTTCCACCGACGTCGGATAACTGAAGACCAAAATCTCTTTGTAAGAGAGGGGGATTTTGTAAGATTTGGTGAAATATATTATGAGATAGTTAAGCTTATAGAACCCAAATTACTTTTTGGACAACCTGATTCTCGCTTTGAAATTCAAGCTGAATGTATAAGATCTAGGGAGGGCCTATTCAATGCCGAGTGAAGAAATAATTCCTTTCGTGCCGTCGACACTTGAAAATATTGACACAGCAGTTTATAACTTTGTAAATGACAATTTAAACATCCACACCACTTCTAAGGACGGCCGAACTAAAGTTCCCGTGTTATGGCTCGGAACAGAAAGAGCCTACCAGGTTAAACATGATAAGGTTTTGAGAGATAAAGTGGGAAAATTAAAGCTACCGCTTATTACTGTTTCACGAGCGTCAGTAAGTCGAGATGATGATTTCCAAGGAGCCTACCGTTCTTGGTATGGAACCGATGATGGACCAGGTGGAGCGATGGTGTCAATTACAAAAGTAATAAAACAAGATAAGACTCGAAATTATGCAAATGCAGATGTTAATAGAGAAAGCAAGGGAGATCCAACCGGTCCCTCAAGCAACAAGAAGATAGTTTACGAGACGATCCTTATCCCCAAACCCACTTATGTGACATGTATGTTCGAGATTAATATTAGAACTGAGTATCAACAACAAATGAACGACATTTTGCCTCCGTTAATTATCGATCAAAAGAATGTAGCCCTTGTCAAACACAATGGTTATGAATATGAAATGTTTATTCAGTCAGATTATACTACTACTAGCAACTCAGCTACTTTAGGATCAGAGGAAAGAATGTTTACGTCCAAGGTTCAATTTAAAGTGCTTGGTTATTTGACTGGAGATGGCAGCGAAGAGAATGCCCCTACCATAATTCGACGACAAAATGTGGTTGAAGTTAAGATATCTAGAGAAAGAGTAATTGTGGGAGACAAAAGACCTTGGGCTAAAAAAATAACTGGAGATAAGGGTAAATATCGCGAATTTTGACTTTCACCATTTAATAAACTATTTAATAGGAACAAGATTACACTGAAGGAGTATTATTAATGCCTACGAAATTTGACTTCATCTCCCCGGGAGTACAACTCAGAGAGATTGATGAATCACAAGTTCCCACCGTTCCGGCAAACCCCGGAATCCTTTTAATTGGGAGAGCAAGAAGCGGGCCCGCTATGAAGCCTATCCGTGTAGCCAGTCAGCAGGATTTCACTGCTATCTTCGGTGACCCGATGGACGGCGCACCACAAGGAGACCCTTGGAGAAGCGGTAATACTACTGCTCCTAATTATGCAGCCTATGCAGCACAAGCTTATTTGGCAGCAAATATTGGACCCGTTAATTTTATTAGATTACTCGGTAAACAAAAAAATAACACCGCCGCAAATCGCGCTGGGTGGAGTATGGGTGGCGCTTTGCAGCCAAATACACTCAATGGATCAGGGTCTATCCCGGAAGTAGGTGGTGCCTTTGGACTATTCTTGGTTCCATCAGGAAGCCAAGCAATAGCGTCAACAGTAGAAACAACCGAAGGAGTTCTAGCTGCAATCTTTTATGTGTCCGGGGCAGCCGTTGCCTTGGAAGGAAATCTTGCGGCAGATCCATCGCCGGGGCCTGGCTATGGCCGAAATCTCAGCACTTACTTTGCTGTTAGTGCTAGCGCACTTATTAAAAGTAATGGTGCGAATTATGGATTCACGGCTGCTATCACCAGTAGCACTGGTCTTACAAGGCACAGTTTTGATTTCTTGCAAGGCGGCGGACGCTATATCCGAGACGTGTTTAACACTGACCCTACCAAATTTTTCAATAATGCTAATTATGGTAACACGAATCTCCCCTATTTTCTGGGTGAAACATTTGATGTTAATGTTACACAAATGGTAGCTTCTTCATCCGCAGCCGGCGGCATTTATGGATTTATCGCAGGACTAGAAAGCCGTGCAAGCTCCATTGGTTTTGATGATTTTCGTCAAGAACTCACTGCTGCCAAATCTGGTTGGTTCATCGGTCCACGGCCGAGTAACAATTATCTTTTTAGAATCTCCGCTCTTGATGATGGAACCGAGTTTCAAAGAAAGTATTATTGTCGCATTCGTAATATTACTCCTGCTACCGCTAATCAACCTAATGCATCTTTCTCTATAGATATTATGCGACGGGCCGCAAGTGGTAAATTGTCTGATGATTTCGCCGAGGAAACATATGCCGGGGTTAATCTTAATGTGAATAGTTCTAATTATATTCTTAATAGAATTGGAAGTCAATATCTCACATGGAATACCAGTAAAAATAAATGGTCTGTTAATGGTGAATATCCCAACATTTCAAATCTAGTGCGCGTAGAAGTTGCAACCACGGTTACTCAAGCAGACATACCTACGGGTTTTGTAGGACCGGCTGTTCCATCTACTCAGACTGTAACAGGATCTAGTCTGACCGCTGCTAATACAAAGTCGCCCGGATGGATTATTGGCTCATCAAGCATTGGTATGGGGAATTCTTTCAAAGCCACAGATGTTGCACTGGGCGACTTTATAGCAGGTTTTCCAAACTTTCTTACAGCCTCAATCAAATGGCCGACATTCGGAATGACTACAGAAGCCACCTACACCAACAATAATAATTATCCTGCTAGCACTAACTTCGGATTTCGACATGTTCGCAAAGCGATGAGCACGTGGGACAATAGTTATGCCGACATCGCTCTATTACATCTCGCTCAAGATCCTCAAGTGTCCCAAGGAGCAGAGTTCAGTTCGGTATCCTACTTATTCGGTCTTGACGATATTGTGTCAGGTTCTGGGGTTGGCCAAACCAATTATTATTGGTCATCTGGTTCCTACCAGGCGGGGACAAGTATTTCCTTTGTTTCCGGACTAACGGGCGCTGCAGCAAGTCTTATGGATGGATTGGGAATCAGACAATTCAATGCTCCATTTTTTGGAGGAGCCGATGGAACAGATATCCGTTATGCCAATCCGTTTAGTAATGAAAGAATTGGCAATTTGACGGATGGATATCCTAATTACTCAGTCGGGCTAGCCTTAGACATGATAGCTGATAAAGATATGATCCGTTATGAATTAGCTTCAATGCCAGGAATTATCAACCCTACAAGAGTAGATGATCTTATCTCTACTGTTGGCACAAGAGGTGATGCTCTGGCGATTGTGGATGTGGAAGGAATTTGGCAACCTATTTATGACGTTGCAGGATCTTCCGTTCAAGAACAAAGTATTACAACAGTAATAAATACTTTAACAAATCGACAACTTAATAGTTCTTATGCATGCACTTATTTTCCAAACATTAGAATTAATACTTCTAATGGTTCATTCATTGCGCCACCGTCCCTTGCGGGAATTGGCGCAATTGCTCAATCTGAAGCCGTAAGCCAACCTTGGTTTGCCCCAGCCGGTTTCAATCGAGGTGGAATTTCCAGATTAGGTGGCCCGAATGGTCCGTCTACCGCTGGAACTGTAGAACATCTCACCAAGAAAGAACGAGATGATCTATACACCATAAAGGTGAATCCGATTGCTCGTTTCCCCGCAACTGGAGACACAGTTATTTTTGGTCAACGAACACTGCAGCGTGAAGCTTCAGCACTAGATCGAATTAACGTGCGGCGACTAATGATTTATTTGAAGAGACATATCGGGGATATTGCTGATACTATTCTATTTGATCAAAATGTTCAAGCGACTTGGAATAGATTTAAAGCAGCAGCAGATAAGGTTCTTTCACAAGTCCAAACTAATTTAGGAATCGTAGAATATAAATTAGTCCTTTACCAGACAACAACCACGGCAGACCTTATTGACAGAAATATTATGTATGCTAAGATCTTTGTGAAACCAGCTCGCGCTATAGAGTTCATCGCAATTGATTTCATTATCACTCGAACTGGTGTAGAATTTTAATAGACTACTAATTATTACAATAGGAGAAACTAATAATGACATTTTGGAATAACCAGGCACTGCAGCCAAAAAGGAACTATAGATTTAAAATTACTATGACTGGATTTGCGGCTGATAGTATTATTTGGTGGGCCAAAACATTTAAGCCACCCTCATATGAAATGAGTGAGGCCACACATGATTATTTAGATAATAAATTTTATTACCCTGGGCGGATTACTTGGGCTGATGTCTCTATGACTCTAGTGGACCCTCAAAGTCCTAATGCCGTGAAACAAATTAATGATATTCTTATCAATGGAGGCTATGCCGTTAAAGGAAACGCAGAAGTGAAACCCTTTACTACTAGCAAAGATGGTTTGGTTACTCAAACTGGGGATGTGATTGCTGAAATTGTCGATGCATCAGGGGAGGTCATTGAAAGATGGACTCTTAAAAACGCTTGGCTCAAGTCAGCATCATGGTCAGATCTAGATTACACGAATGACGAATTACGACAGATTGATGTATCTTTCCGTTATGATTGGGCAGAATGTGATAACGTACTAAATGGAACGGAAACTCACCAGTTCGGCCAGAATACAACAGGGCCTGTATTCAAATCTACAGCTGTCCCTGCTGCAGATGCCGACGCAACAACTGAACCTTAAGGTGACATATGTCTTTTTGGACTCTCCCTTCTTATGAACCACTCAGAAAGTATAGATTTAAAGTTTATGATTTAGTGACTGCCGGTGGCTATTGGTGGGCGAAATCTATAGATAAACCCTCTTTTGATATTAATGTAGGAGAGTATCAATTAACTAATCATAAATTTAAATTTCCTGGAATTTTGACTTGGTCAGATATTAGTATGACCATTGTTGATAGCACTAGTGAATTCTCTTCTGATAGTTTTTATATGGCTCTTAAAAATTCTGGATATGATGTGGAGGTATTGACTGGTTCTCCTGTAGTAACGGAGGGTGGTTTAGCCAAACATCCAATGTTTGCAACAAAAATAAGTAAGTTACGGATTGAGCAATATAGAGCGAGTGGTGAACAAGCAGAAGTTTGGACACTGCGTAACGCATTTATTAAGAATATAAGTTTTGGAGAACTATCCTATGAAGATGATGGTTTAGTCGAGATTAAAATTCAAGTGTCTTATGATTTTGCGATACTAGAGACTTTCCCCACAAATAATTAAACGAGGTAAAAATTGAGTAGAAATAAAGATAGGCTGGGAGGGCACCAGCCAGTGAACACCGAAACGCCCATGCAATTTAATCCATTGAATTTTGTAGCACCCACAGAATTTGTAGAACTTCCATCCCGTGGAAGAGGCTACACAGAAGATCACCCATTACATGGCCAGGAAACAATTGAAATAAAATTCATGACCGCTAAAGAAGAAGATATTCTAACGTCTCAAGCGTTGCTTAAGAAAGGCTTGGCTCTAGAACGATTCCTAAAAAATATTATTATAAATAAAGCCATTAAACCTGAAAGCCTGGTTATCGGAGATAAGAATGCTATCTTAATTGCAGCTAGGGGCAGCGGCTACGGCTGGGATTACGAGACAACAGTACAATGTCCCGAGTGTGCGACAAAGAATATAATGATATTTGATCTACGAAACCCACCAGTAATTGGTAATTTCAATGTAGATCAAACCATTGTTACTGAAATTAATAATGGAATTTATTCCACAACTATGCCTTTTTCCAAATTTACTGTCCAATTCAGGCTTATGACAGGCGCTGACGAAAATGTTCTTACAAAAGAACTTGCGAATACCTCCGAAACTTCGGAACCAAATCTCTTGACAGGTCAATTCAAGCGACTTATCACTTCTATTGAAGGCCATAGCGAGCAATCAATCATTGATCAATATGTGGAGAATATGCCCACAATTGATTCACGACATTTTAAAATTTGTTTGCGTTCTATTACTCCCAACGTTGAAATCAAAGAAACATTAAATTGCAAATCATGTGGATTTGAAAAGGAGGTCGAGGTTCCATTTGGAACCGACTTTTTTTGGCCTGAGTTCTAAATATATGGAAGCTGTTTATGAACAGTTTTTTCTTCTCAAACATTTTGGAAGTTGGAGTTTCATTGAAGCTTACAATTTGCCCGTAGGGTTACGTACATGGTTTATAGAGAGACTACAAAGACAATTTGAAGAAGAAGCCGAACAAGCAGAAAAAGCTCGGAGAAAAAGTAGGTAGTGCTTTCTCTGAGCATTTCTATTTTATAACTATTTAAAAAGAACGTAAGGGGGTATTGCTGTGATTAAGATTGATTTAACAAAAAAGACGCTTAATGAATCGTTTTTAAAAATGTGGGGATTTTGGAACAAAAAATTGCTCCGGCACATTTATGGAGATGATGTAAATATGGTGGCGAACCTAAACGAGGAGGATGGTGATTCCGTCCACTTTTCAATCAAAGGGGAGTATGACGACGTTAAAGCTTATGCAATGGCCTTAAAGGCTGAATCTGACTACTTGAGGGCCTATATAGATAATGGCGAGAAAGCACCAGAAACAACAAAAGCAAAAGAGGTGGCAAAATCTGCCTCAAAAGAGTTTGTAAATAAGACCGGTCTTCCATGGCCATTTAAGGATTAAGACAAATGGCTACTAATTGGGACAAAATCGCACAAGACCTTGCAAATGAGAAAGATCCAGACAAACGCAAAAAGATTCTCGAAGAGGCTTTTGATGAAGCTAACAAAGAAAAAAAGAAGAAAGCATCGGGAAAGAGTACTCCTCTTTTTGATTCAGTTGATGTAATAAAGTATAATCAACATTTGATGAATACGGCTAAAATCTTAGGTGACGTTACTGGAAAACGCGAAGCCGAACAAGCTATACTCATAGAACAGATCCAGGCGCAACTTCAATTAGCTGATGCAACAAAGTCAGCGGAAGAGCATCGAGCAGCAGCGATTGAAATGATTGAAGAGCAAGGGGATGCCATCAACAGGTCTCTGGATGCAGAGGGTAACAAAAAACTGGCTATGGCAAAACAAAATGCTCTAATTGCCAAAGGACAAAAAAAATACGGTCAGGAGCAAAAGGCTTATCTTAAAGATGTAGCCAGTAGTATCGGAATTAATATGAGTTATCAAGACTCATTTTTGGGTAAGAGTGCCTCGATGCTCTCCATGATGACCCAGGTGGGCGATGAAGGCAAAGCTGCCCGTGGAGCCATGGCAGATAATATAAAAGAACAATTTAGCTGGCAGAACATTGCACTTTCAACTTTTACAAAAATCTTTGAAATGACAGCAATGCTGGTGAAAGATTTCGATAAAGCCAGAGCAGGGGTCGCTGCAGCAACGGGCGCAGGATATGAATATGAAGATTCTATGTTCGCTGCTCAACGTGCCACGAACCTCTACGGTGTAAGCATGGAAAATGTTGAGGCTGCCACCAAGACTCTTGCAAACGAAACAGCAAACTTTGCTAAGTTTTCCGATGCCACTCGTGCCTCTATGGTACAAACGACCGCTATGTTGGAAAAAGTGGGAGTAGATGGTGCAACCGCTGCGGAAACATTTCAATTCTTAAACCTTAACCTAGGCCTGACAGCCGTAGAGGCTGGAAAATTACAAAAAGAACTAGCCATGATGGGTACAAAAATAGGGATTAGTTCTGCTAAAATGACTAAAGAATTTAATGCTTCGCTAAAGACGCTAGCCGTCTATGGACCGAAGTCTGTTAAGGTCTTTAGTAATTTAGCTTCCGCAGCAAAAGCTTCTGGTGTGGAAACAAGCAAATTATTGGGCGTTGTTAAACAGTTTGACACATTTTCTGGCGCTGCCGAAGGCGTCGGTAAGTTAAATGCTCTTTTGGGCACTCAACTTTCCACAACCCAAATGATGATGATGACCGAAGACGAACGACTCGAGACCCTTATTGGATCAGTCCAAGCACAAGGTGTAGCCTTTAAAGATATGGACAAATTCACTCAGATGGCTATAGCATCTGCTGCAGGCATTGATGATATGAACGAGGCTCAGAAAATCTTCGGAATGAACCTTGGAGATTATAAAAAGAACCAAGATGAAATGGCAAAGAATGAAGCAGTACAAGAAAAGTTTAACGATGCTATCGCTAAAACAGTGCCAATTATGCTCAAGTTTAAATTACTAGCAACAGAAGCAATAACCGCTGTGCAGCCCATTTTGGAAGGGTTATCTGTCGCAGCAGAATTTCTCACAAAGGTCTTACAAAAAATGAGCCCTACGGGCAAAGCGCTGACCGTTGGCATTATTGCTCTTGTTTCAGGTGGAGCTTTATTATTGTTAACTATTGCTCCTTTAATAACGGCGTTTATGTCATTAACCCCAGCGATGGCTGCTACAGGACCTGCTGGTGTGACTGCAGCAGGAGGAATTACCGCAATCGGTACCGCCCTGACGGGAGTTATAAGTGCGATATCGGCAGCCGTAGCTGGAACAGTCGGAATTGGCGGTCTGGTTCTGGCAGCCATTGTCGGCGGAACAATTGCAGCAGTTACAGCATTTGCTGCTGTGTCTTATGCTGTCGCTGAGATAGCAGATTCTTATGCAAGAGTAGCCGAGGCGGAATCAAGGTCTGAAGAAGCCAAAACAAAAATGGTAGTGAGCACCGTGGCGCTTGCAGCAACAACTTCTCAAGTTTTAACAAACCTTCAATCCATCGCTGCTTCCGACTTTTCTGCTGCTACCAAAGGCATGAGCAGTCTTATAGCGAAGGTAAATGAATTTAGTGAACTATCGCCTAAAGTTACTGCTACGATTGAAAACTTAGCGCTCCTTAGTGTGGGAACTGCCAAAAATTCAATGACAAATAATATTATAGCAACAAATAAATCTGATATAACAGCCAACATACAAAATGTTTTTAAAAATATGACTCTGGTTGTGGACATTGGAGGAGAAAAATTTGATGGTAAAATTAAAAAGATTGCGACAGAAACGGCCACACAAATAGCGGCCGGAACAGAATAGGGGGGATTTATTTATGACAGCAATTGAAAATTATGGAAAACAAACAGGATCTAAATTATGGTTTTATCCACTCGCCGAGGGATCGAGCGTGTTCTTTTATGCCTTTCTTACTTCTTTTGATCAATCATTTGCTTCACAATGGAACCAAGAGATAGTCTATGGAAGGAATGATCCTATTGGAACATTTCAAGGAACCCAGCGAACTCTCAATCTAGCATGGGACCTCCCTGCTGGTAATTTAACAGAAGCCGAATCTAATATGAGGAAAATTGCAAAGTTAACACAGATGCTTTATCCTACGTATTCTTCCTCCCGACAGTCAGTAGAAACCCCAGATGGACAATCAGTTACAGTAGGTTCCAATGCGTTAACCTTGTCTAAACCTCCTTTGGTCCGGTTGAAGTATGCTAATCTCATCAATGATTCATCGGGTCATGCGGATGGTCTGTTGGGATTTATTTCTAGTTTGAGTATAACGCCGAGCATAGATATGGGAATGTTTACATCAACAGATGCTCAATTATATCCTAAAGTTTATGCTCTGTCTCTTACTTTTACCGTGTTACACGAACACGATACGGCCCGGAACGGAGCAATATCGGGCCCATTTCCATTTGGAGGATAGAATATAATGTCGCGCTATGCAGGAAGAAGAAAAGCAAAAAATGATGCCGAAATGTATGAAGATGTCTTGGAGAACAGAGGAACAAAGCAAATTGTTCAATATACCACTCCAGCTTTAAAGTTCCCATCGGAGGAAAACTTAAGGAGAATCCGGACCATTGATTATATTTGGAAAACAGGAGATAAATTTTGGAGACTTGCTGCCCAGCGCTATGGAGATCCAAAACTGTGGTGGTTAATTGCACAATTTAATCAAAAACCCACCGAACATCATATAAATGTAGGTGAAACAATTAAGATTCCAGTTGATCTGGCTGTGGCCTTAGGGGCAATGAGTTAGTGTTAACACTCCGCCAGATTCATGATCAGGTCGATCTTTATTTCGACAAATACACCCCAGTTGGTGCGGATATTCCTGCGCCTATCTCAAAGGAGTACTTCAGGCGCCAAAATGAATCAATGCAAATGTTCTGGAATCTTGACGGCGATGCATTGGCGGAACGGTTCAGCGAAAATATGAGTCAACTGGGACACATACTCGTCACTGAATGGAATGTCCTCTCTGGATGGTGGGATGGTGGGGTGGTCGGCCTGTTGAATGGAGCTACCGAGCTCTATACTATGGGCGGCGCTGTTCCAATTTATAACTACAGAATCGCGATGATATTGAGACGACAACGCGATATGCTCGTGGATATTGAACTAGGCAATCTGGACGCCTATTCAGAAATCGCCCCCGGCGCCCTTGAACAATATACGAGGTATATGAATATTCGATGGAGCAACCTTAAAAGTGCTATCGATCAATACGAAAGCGGAAATATGGCCATTCACTTCTCTGGGGGCAATGTGGGGGGTTATGAAGTTGCTCGGAAGACACAATTATATAACATAACCGACAAAGTTAAGAACAAGGAGCCGCTCACCACGTATGATAGAACTTATCTAGGGTGGACTCTGGATGCCAACAGGAAAAGATTTGACCTCAATCATGGTAACTTTACCTTAGAGGAACAGAATGTCGATGTTGATTTTACAGGAGAGATTAAGGAACTAATTTGGGAAATCCTGCAGTCCGATGGAGATCTGTCACAGCTACTAGTGTCTCCCACAATACAATTTGTTGTAGATAAACTGTTTGATTACGACACTGCAAAAAGAAAGATCACTAACAAAGTCAATGACATGATGCAATCGCTGACGTATACACCTATTATAATTCCTAATGAATATTGGGGAACTGGCGCAAGAGGGGATGATAATGAAATTATAATTCGACCTAGAGTATTTCCAAAAGGTGGCCCTGGGGAGAAGGCTGCATGGTATATCGGGTCAAAATATATTACACGCCCTGAACGGATTGAAACTTGGAGGCTGACAAGCACATCAATCCCAGGTGGTGCCATGGATCCCGAAGGTAATATTACCTCCACGTTAGAGTTTGATAAGGGGCACTTAATGAAACAAGGTATGGCTTTTCCTGGAGACTACAAAGGATCAACCTCGGGACCAGTGGATTCCGGTGGGGCTGACGGAACTGGATCATCCGGCAATAACATCGACCCTGTGTGGGCGTCAATGAAAAAGTCACTGCAGTCATTTAATAGTTTTGCTGGTGACAAAGATATTACAGAATATACATTTGAATATAATACTTCTGTCAATCAACCACATTCTCACCGGGAAGGAACTTTTGGTTTCGCGAATGAGACTTGGTTGGAATTATTCTCTGGGGAGGATTTTGAGGACCGAAAGAGCGCCGTAATTACAAGCCTTGATGATAGCATGAAAATTAATTATGTTGCCTTCATTATGAAAGTATTTAAAGATTGGGAATTGAATGGTCGACTGGATCAAACCATTGGTACTATATTTAATAGCCAATTCAACGATTTGAATGTCAAGGCCGATTTTTACCAACCTATTATGATCGATAAAGAAATGTCTCGACGGGTTGCTTACTGGAGAGAACTCGCTCGCTTGGCTAATGCTCTCATATATGACGCCTCTCTTGGATCAGACCAGGACCGGGTTTCTGATGAGGATCTCGATAAGGCACTTATAAAAGCAAATGATACATTTTTAGAAGGAGAACTTCCGAAGATCGAGCCACTTGATGATGAGACTCTCGAAGAGAGGCGGAAATTCTTTAAGCAATGCGCCCTCATGATGAATGCTCACTTGCTTAAAAATCAACTCCTAGGGGTTTTAAAAACCCAAGCAACCGAGTCGAAAATGGTTCCTTTCGGTGGAAGATTTTGGATGGCTCGTTGTGATGAAAATCAAGAAAGACTTATTAATAATTTAATTGCTTCGGAGGATGGCGCAGCGTTTTTTGATATTCCCCCTTATGTTATGAGTTATCTACTGCCCAAGATTCGACTCTATCGAGTCGAGAACACAACGAAAGGGCAACTAACAGAAACAGAATTTATTTTTGATCAGTCGACAGATGTAGATCGTGAAAGAAATTATACACGTTCAAGCCACAGCCCTTATGTTCCAGAGAATTTTTTGTCAGCTGATTTTGATAAGGGTGATGGTTGCGGTCTTAAAGAATTTTCATTTGAATATAAGGGGACTACACCAGCAGAGTCGCGGAATGATCTCACAGCTAAGTTAACTTTATTTTTCCAATCTTTTGGAGATTTTGTAAGAGAAAGGGTAGGAAGTAATGGCAAGACCTATAGGTATGTAGACTTAGTTTTACAGCCAACAGAAAATCAAGCCAAAGCCTTGGGTATTGAGGTTGTTCATCCTCAACAATACGATCCTGCATTTTTTAGAATCCGCGCTGAGGTTGGATATAATGTCCCCGACAACCTCGACACGGCTTTCAGCCAATATGATAGTACATTGCTACGGAGGGCTATATCGAGAACTAATCGCTCAATGTATTTAGTTATGGTTGATCATGACATTAATATTAACAATGATGGTACCGTAGAGATTACCATTAATTATAGGGCTTATGTAGAAACAGCGTTAAAGTCATTACGTTTTGATGCTCTGGCTACTCCAGCTTTGATTAAAGATCGCCATATGGCTGAAAAAAAACTTTATGAGCTTTTAACTGATGGGACATGCTCAAAAGAAGACATTAATGAATTTAAGGCAGCATCTGCCGGTAAAGAAGAAGAGCACCGGCAAAAATCTCTTCAATCTATTATGAAAAGATTGTTGAAATCAAACAAGATTTATGTGACCCAAATAAGACACCAAGATGCAACGCATTTTCGCAAGAATGGATATTTTAATGAGTGCATTTTACAGGATTTGCACACGGGAGCACCTCTCGATGCAACTAAATTCACGCCAGATATGGCTTTAGAAGAAGGCGAAGAACAGGGAGCTGTAGCTTTCGCCCTTCGAAATAACCTCCCAGAAGATGGAGATTTTGATTATACAGATACCACCGATACAACTATTCAATATTTCTTTTTTGGAGATTTGCTTTATACGATTATGGATACGATGTATGATGAGGAAAGTAGTAGTTTAGTATCAGGAATGGAGAACACACGAATTATTTTAGGTAGTTTGGATTTTGATCCTTACACTTCTTTTAGTGCAGACGTTACCATTAACATTGCCCAACTGCCTATTTCTGCTGATTTTTTTATGAAATGGTTTACAGACAACGTTTTAGTTAAAGGAGAAACGAGAAAATCCTTTCCGATCCTCTCTTTTATTCGTAATTTATCTTCAACCTTAGTTGAAGATAGCTTACTCGAGGCTTGTGTAAATAAAAAGATGAAAAAAACAACGAAGTTTCTCACGGGACAAATTTCTGCTTACGCGGATAAGATAGATGTAGATCCATTTGGAAAGTTTGTGGTTCCTAATGGCAAGGAAGTGGTTGTAAACACGGATATCCATTTGGGTGATGGGCTTCCAATGAAGGGCGATGCCGAAAATGAAATTAGAGATCCTGTCCCCGCAAAAGCAAATCACTTTTATAACTATCTTGTTCTCAGTGCAGTTGGAAGTTCTTTGACTTTTACAGGTAACGGAAATTACGCCGATGACATTGCAAAGGGCCGCTACCATGTTAACATTGGCTCCGATCGAGGAATTGTTAAAACAGTTTCCTTCGCGAAAACCGATATGCAATATGCTAGAGAAGCTCGTTTTATGCAGCAGGGAATTGATGGATTAATGCAACTATCAGTGGTGTATAATGCGACGATAGAAATGTTTGGGAACACACTTTTTTACCCCGGCATGGAACTTTTTATAAATCCATATGGAATAGGTGGCACCGCCTTAGGTTCTCCCACTCAGGGACCCAATCACACTGGTGGTAGATCTCTAGCCAACAAATTAGGTCTCGGTGGCTATCATACCATCACTAATGTTAAATCTTCAATCACCCCGGGAAAATATACAACTTCACTACAAGCGCAGCAATATTATTCCGGAGATGGACAAGGGAATCCAAATCTCGCCGGCCAGGCAGCGGGGAAGAAGGAAACAGGAGAGTTTGATTCTTTAACTGTGACTAGAGAGGGACAAACGGACGAACAGGCTGAGAAATGTAATAACGCGATTCTTCAAGTCATCAATGGTGAACTAAACGTAACTCCTACTGGTGGAACAGAGGCTTCAATTGAAGGAATAAGCGACACAGAAGTAAATGATGTTGATGAAAACACAATTGTAACCTCCACTTCATTAGACGGATCAGTTTATAGTGGGAGCTTTATAGATGACAATGGCAAAGAACTTGTGTGGGAGTATGATCGCCGGGGACAGCCGGTGGCAACAGCATCAGGAACAACCACCCAATATACACTCCAAGGAATCACAATAGCTGAAGAAGAAGTTTTTAATAATCATCCCGAACAGGGTGATAGTTCCGTTCGTTTGAGTCTTACAAAAGATGGCGGAATCTATTGGAGCACCTTAATTTCGGCAGAGAATGCAGCTACTGGGGATGAAGAACATGGTTCGGTAGGACATGACCTCATCGAGAATGATGACGAAGAGGACTACGGGACAGATCCAGTTGAAGAACAAGAGCCTATAATTGATGATGAAGAAGAAGAAGAGGAAGAAACCCAGGAAGAGGATGCTCCCACAATGTCTCCAGATGTTCAGGCTGCCGAGGAAAAATACCCCACAGATCTCTTCGTGGTTTATAGAGCGGATGGGGATATTTGGGCCAAGGTAAATTATAATAATGCAACTTCTGATGATTATATTAAATATCACCCCACTCAGTCCGTTTCGGCGCAGCGACTAATCGACTCCTATAAGAGTCTTGGAATACCTGTGATCGAAAGTGATGAAGGAATAGAAAATGCCGATTATCAGCGGTGGGTCACTCTAGAAAGGGAATCCCGAGCACTTGATCCAATGGATCAATTGGATTTCTGGATTGATCTCGGAGTTAGCAGTATAACGTCTAAGCAAGAAAGCCGAGTTATTAGTGGAGTAGCCGAGGTGATTGGGGTCATAACAGTTACCTATAATAATGGTACTGTTGAGGAGATAACAGAAAAGTAATGTCAAAATTTAAAGGCAAGAACTCAATCAAACGTGTATCTCAATTAGCACGAGAAAGAGCAAAGTATGACTTGCTGGCTTTTCCCTCTAATGATGGCTTAGGCCCTAAGCAAGTAGTTAATTTTAATTTTGCAGAGAAATCTCTTTATGGTCGAGTCGACAGACAACATAATGCAATTATTGCTAATGAAGATTATATAGTTCCCCTGCGGATGACCAACAATAAAACAAGTACCATTTTATTAATGAACTTTGTGACTGATCAGTTTGAAGATCTAGAAGCACATTTTGTTCGGGCGTGTAGACTTGGTCTTATTCCCATCAATGATCCTATTTTATCGACCCTACAAGCCCGAAGAGGCTATAAAGATCCCACTAATCTTTATAAGAATTACGCCGCCGGAATATTAGAGACCTATATCTCTAAGTTTCTAGCTCCACGAAATAATCAAATAAATAATTTTCATGATTTTCTCCATCATTTTCCGGAATTTATGAGAAGAATGGGGGATATATTTCCATTAACTTATTCAGGATTCCAACGCTCCAGCCAAAGTTCCATCTTTACCTCCGGTTTAACTCTAGATATTGGAGGAATCCCATTTGATAACGACGAAGAAAAAGAAAACCTTCTTTTTAATAGCCCAGCATTTAACTTCTACATAAACTTATCCAAACAATACGGTTTTTCTATTAACAAAAGAAACCCTGGGGTCTTGATTTCAGACCTTGCAAGTCCTGTAACTCGAGCATATCGCAACGAGTATCAATTACCAACCGTTAACTCTGTATTTGATAGACAATTTACTAAAACTTTGTACTCTGATATAACAGAACTTAAAAAACTTTTAGTAAATTATTTTAATTTTTTTATAAATATCTACCCTCTTCAGAGAAAATTTAAGATCTGTTCAGGTACTACTTCTTCAAATATATATCATAAACAATCTATTAATATTGATAGTATTAATAATAATAATATTATATATTTATATATTATCATTAGAAATATAGAAGAAAGACAACCTTTTGTTAAAAGTAAATTAGACGGCATCTATGAAAATGCTCTACGCATTGGGTTAGCCTCAGAGACACGCATGCTAGATTTCATAGACGACCAGTTTAAAAGTAACTACAATCAAAAAGTTGGAAGCCTTACATATTACAAAAAAAAGTTGGAGAAAAGACTTGACAAGTAGAGCACAATAAGCTATATTATTAATGATAGCGAAACCTTGGAGGACACATGGTATTTCAAATCTTGGACGACAAAAGAGACTGCAGAGGAATTTATGCAGCGGGGGATTTTATTTATGATAAGATCCCGAGAAGTGCTGATCACACTTGGTCTTATTCTGATAGTCTTCGGGATAATTATATTCAGTATGGTTATCTTTGGAGCCTAGGTAGATCTATTACAGATGTTTGCCCAGATCATTTAAAGCAACGTTTTGAAACCCGAGAAAATAAAATTAAATCTCACTTCAAATCATTTGCATTAGCTAAGATTAACTTTGAAGATGTGTGTTTTTATGACTTGGTGCCCAATAAGCACCTCAGACATTATTTCGAAATCAAAAATGAAATTTGCGAATGGGTTTTCGAAAATTACGAGAAACCAAGGAATTATTCTTTTCTTCATGAGGCTTATCTAACGATCCAGGATATAGCAAAAAACCCAGTCCAAATTAACATGCACAAACTATATAACTTGGCGAAGACAGACACAAAAGCGAAAAATCTTCTGAAGTGGCTACAAAATAATCCCCATTCTACTGTGAATTATAACCTTTTCGGTAGTGTAACCGGTCGTCTTACTACTAGAGTAGGAAGTTTTCCGATTATGAATTTAAAAAAAGAATTAAAACCTGTCGTTGAACCCAAGTGGGATTGTTTCCTGGAGCTTGACTTTAACGCTGCTGAGATTCGAACCCTATTATCCCTCTCGGGACAAAGCCAACCTCAAGGAGATATACATGAATGGCATAGACAACAAATTTTTGATGAAGAAATCACTCGTGACGAAGCAAAGCAAAGATTCTTCGCCTGGCTCTACAACCCCAACTCCCAAACACTTAAATCCAGTCCCTATGACAAAGAAGCCCTTCTTGGACGATTCTACAAAGAAGGAAAAATACAAACCAGATTCGGACGACAAGCCA